TAATGAAGAAGAAGGGTTGGGTTAAAAATAAATCTACAGTAATTATTTGTGGCTATTGTCAAGAATGTAATAGACAACTATTGAATAATGAAGGTGGATGGATTATAACTCATACCAAGAAATATTTTTGCCATGATGGTAAAGATGGTTCTTGCTTTGATAACTATTGTGAACGTAAATTAAAGGAGAAACAATATGCCGATGGTAGGAAAAAAGAAGTTCAGTTACACAGCTACTGGTAAGAAAAAAGCTAAAGCATACGCAAAGAAAAAAGGTATGAAGATGAAATCAAAAGGTAAATACTAATGAAGAAAGGTTATCACAAAACTAAGTCTGGTAAGATTGCTAAGAAAGGTTTGTACTACAACATTAATAAAAAGAAAAAAGCAGGTACATCAAAATCTAAAAAGAAATCTACGATCTCTGCTAAAGCTTATAAGAATATGTTAATGGGATTTAAAAAATAATTATTCTTTTAATTATTATATAACAATCAGCACAGTAATATATTTTATTCTCTACGATAACTGCATCCTTTTTGCATTTACAACACTTGTGCATTAGCTAATAAGTTTCTCAAACTCTTGCCATAATGATTGCTCTGGCGACCAAAATCTTTTCTGTTGTCTTTTCATTTCAATAGAATGTAGAACTGTAGTATGATCTTGTCCAAAATATTTACCTATATCTGTTAGGTTCATGTGATATTTTTCATACAATAAATTATGGATTACATTTCTAGCTCTGACTATATCTGAGGTCCTACTCTTATTCATTAAAGTTTCTTTGTGTACTTCAAAATGTATGCACACCTTATTAATAATACTTTGAACATCAGATGGTTTAGGTTTTGTAATCTTATAACCAACAATCTTTTTTACATTACTGTCTTGTATCTTTTCTTTTTGCAAGACATTTGCTGCATATAAAAATCCTTCCGAGAACCCTACCTCATATAATCTTTCTTCTTGGCTCGTAAGAAGGTAAAATGCTTTTTTAACTTTGTATATAAAATTATTTTGGTCTAAGCTTTTGATGTGTTTATTATAATGTGTGCTTACATTTATGGTCATAAATCCCCTACAGTTTTTTTTTGTTTTTTTTATCAATGTAAACTAATGACTATTTAGCTGTCATTAATTCTTCTTTTGCCTGCTCAATTTGCCAAATCAAATTAAAAGAGTCTTGTTGTTTTTGCTCAACTCTTCTCTTGGCTTCCAAGTATTCTTCATGTGCTTTCGCTTGAAGGTCCTTGAGTTCTTGCAGACGAGTCTTTAGCTCGTTCATCTTTCTCCTTTTTTACTTTTGTAAAATCTACTTTTAAGTTTTCGATCTTACATTCTACATATTCACCCTGTGCGTTGGGATCTGCAGCTTTCTGCACGTCATCAAATCTTTCAACCAGTTGGAAACTAGCTTCGCCAGATTTAATTCTTATATATTTATTCATTTTTATCTCTTTTGTCTATATCTTTTTTGTGTAGATTAAAGGTCATATCATTGTAGATAGATAGATCATGGTAGTTATCTGCCTTATAACCCCTGGTACTTCTAAACAATTTAAGTGTCATCATGATCTGACCTACTTGATATGGTCTTAGTTTTTTCTTTAAGTTATCTGCTAATATTAAAGTAAATAGATCAGCAAGTATAGTAAAATTGTATTGGTAATCCCCATAATCTTTTTGACGATCATTAACTATTTTCTTTTTAATCTCTTTGTCTATGTCTGTTATCTTCATAAGGTTTAAAGGCGTGGCAAGGAAAAAACAATTAAGGGAGCTTTAGCAAAGAAAGGGAAAGATGCTAATATGATTAACCCAAAAAAACCTCGCCACACCATTGAACTACAATTCTAAATTAGTAGTTGTAGTTAGTTTTATTATACGCTGATCCTTGACCTTTTGCAAACCTGTTATTATTAGGTGCGAAAGATTGCTGCGGTCCTCTCGGTTTGGCAGCACCAGAACCAGTATTTGATGGTGTCAAGACTACATTGATAATGCCTGTAGGATTACCTTGCTCGTCAAGATCATCAAATCCTGCTTGGTTGTACCACTCTTCTCCAATCTTAACACCTATTCTCCAGGTTTTACCCTCTGGTGATTTTGGATTAATGGGTGCAACAAAACTTGGTCTGTTGTCTCCTGCTTGTTTGTCTTGGTTGTGTGTAAGTTTTATATATATCTTATCACTCATGTTATACTCCTTGTTGGTTTAGTTGTGTTTCATGTGTCTCATACAAATCTGTGATCTGTCTGTACACACGAACATTATTGTTAGGATCAAATAAGCCAGGATTTTCTTTTTTAAATTTCCTAAGAGCATAAATATCATTAATAGATTTTATGGCATCTCTTACTTGATTCATATCAATGTCCATATCGACATTGGCATGAGCTGTACCACTTGGTTTTTGTTGTGGAATTTTATTGGTAGGTTTAGGTTCTTCAAAAGGTTTTGCCTTGTAACCATCTTCATTATCTAAACCTGTTTTTAAATTAAGTGCATTTAAGAAAGCATACTTCTTAGCATAAGACATACCATTACCTGTCCCAAATTTATCTAAGTTTCCCATGGCACTACATCCTTCAATATCAACATGACTTGTAGGATCTTCGATGTCATGTATTCTCATTGAGCAAGTAACCATGATAAAAGTTTCTTTAACATAGTTGGTGTAAGTACAGATAGGATATAATCCATTGTTTAGTAATGACTCCATTGCCACCTTCTGCACCTCATCGTGCTGCAAAGGATTGAAGTGCATACCAGGAACTTTCTTTCCTTTTGCTACACCTCCTGCTTCACAAGCAGCTTTATGTAATTTTTGATATATGTTTAGTTTCATGTGTTTAACCCCCATAGTTTTTTGATTTGTTTTTTTTGATCGTCTATTAAATCCCTATAATAAAAAGGATGATTTAATTCTGGTGGTTCTGCAAAGTGTGCTAACTTCTCTAAGCTACCTTCACAGAAAACAATTAACTCTTCCCATGACTTTAATCTTTGTGTCATAAGATGGTATTGTTCTTTTAAATAATCTGGTCTAAGCATATCGTGTCCATCATCAAAGATGGTATATTCATTTTCATTTACATAAAACAAAAAAGGTTTCTTTTGTGTGCAATGAAAATAGAATGCCACTTGAGAAACGTGCATTGGATCTGGATCGTTAGGTAGCTGCGTTGTTGCCATGTAGTATTCATCTTTACCTCTACGCTTTTTAATACTAACTGGTTTAGTCTTAGCTTCTCCTATGATGTCATTGCTTTCATAATCGATACGACCAATAATATCATGGATCATGTCTTTGCTTTTGCTAGACACATATCTTTCAGCAACTAATTTTGCATCACCAAATATTTCTTTAACACATTTCTTCATGTTCTCGATTGTTGGATGTGCATAACTAACCATCATCTCTCTTGCAAGTTTATCCTTGTCATCTACTGGTTTACTATCTTTATCTATTGCATCTAACTCTTGTTGAAATACTTCTTCGTAGTTTTTATTTTCTAAAGTAATTTTTTTTTCACCTTGATATAAAACATCACACAATAATCTTTGAGCTGTGTTATTGACTAGATTTCCAAAGGGTGCTTTGTATCTTATCTTGAAAGTTCTTCTTAACTTCTGTGGTAAAGAATAATTACAAATTAATCTTGTAAAGTTTTGTGAACTGCTTGGAGACCAATGATCCAATCCTTCGCCACCATTGAAATTAATAAAATGTTTTTTTAATGTTTCTTTTAAAATCATATTTCCTTTCGTTTTTTTTAAATATTTATACAGATAAATTTTTACTTGTCAAACTGTTTATATGCTATATATACAACCTAAAAGGATAATAAAACAAAGGAGAAATATGAAATTAAGCGAGTATCGTAAGAAAGAAAAAATATCTCACTACGAATTAGGTAGGAGATTAAACTTAACAGGAATTAATCCTGCCACTAATGTGCAACGATGGTGTTTAGAGTCAAAGGAAAAAAGATTTCCTAAACCAAACATGGTTAAAAAAATTTTAGAAGTAACTAAAGGTAAAGTAACTTTACAGGATTTGTATGAAGCATGGTGGGACTATGAAGAAAGCAAATAAGTTTCCATATAAAAGAGTTAAAATTTATTGGGTTGATATTGTATCGAACTCTGAGTGGATGAGTTTAGACAAAGCAAAAGATCAAGTCTATTCTTGGTGTGAAGATACAGGTTATTTATTATACAAGGACCAGAAGAAACTTATCATATTTGCATCGCATAGTTTTGACGATGATGGAACATTAACAGTTGGCAACACTACAGTATATCCAAGATCTGTTGTCAAAAAAATAGAAGTATTAAAATGATTGATAAAGATAGAAAAAAAACATTAACAGTTATAAGTTTAGGAGCAGGAGTACAAAGCTCTACAATGGCAATCATGGCAGCTAAAGGAGATTTGCCTAATGTTGATTGTGCAATTTTTGCAGACACAGGTTATGAACCTAAAGCAGTTTATACTTATTTAAACTTTCTTTCAAACATATTACCTTATCCAATATTTAAAGTTAGAAAAGGAAACATAAGAGATGATATGTTAGCTGCTAAAGGTACAACTAATTTTGTAGTAGCACCATTCTTTACACAAAATAAAATCACAGGTAAGAAAGGTATGGTCATGAGACAATGTACTAATGATTATAAAATCCAACCTATTAGAACTAAGATAAGAGAACTATCTGGTGTTGCTAAAGGTAAACACTTTCCTAAAGATAAATATGTTGAACAATGGATTGGTATATCAACTGATGAAGCTGGTAGAATGAAACCTGCTAGAGATAGATATATTTTAAACAGATACCCTGTGATTGAAGCTAATATGTCAAGACAAGATTGTATTAACTATCTTAAAAAGCATGACATACCACTACCAGAAAAGTCAGCTTGTATTGTATGTCCATATCACAATGATGCTTACTGGCATTTTATGAAAACTGAAAGACCAAGTGAGTTTGCTATTGCAGTAGACTTTGATAAAAAAGTTAGAACAATAACTAGAAAGGATGATGAACAAATATTCGTGCATAGAAAATGTATACCTTTAGATGAAATTGAATTTGATAAAAAACAAACCGACAAACAATTAGATATGTTTAATGATGAGTGCGAAGGAATTTGTGGAAATTAGTATGAAAGAATTTGATAGAATAAGACAAAAATTAATTGATCTTGAGGAGATTGATTTTACTAATGATGAATATCATTTGGTTTTTCAAATGGCAGGTTATGATATTTTAACTAACTCTGAAATGAGAACTTTAATACTTGCTTTTTGTGAAAAATTAAATCCAGAATTATCACCAAGAGAATATGATAATATTAAAGATCACCATGTGGATTTACCAGAATGACCTACGAAGGTATCTTTGATGAAACTGATTGTAAGAAAGAATTAAAACGAGCAAAGAAGTTTATAGAAAAACAAGCTAACATAATTTTAGCATTAGAAAAAGAACTAGAAGAAAAAGAA